ATACTCTGCATTTAATTTATCTATTTCAGCAGAAGTAACAGTTTTTTGTTGACTATTACCTGAAGTATTGGTATAATTAGATTGAGGAAGAGAGGATGATATATTAATCCTCTGATCATTGGTATCTGGTAATGGGTCTGGTCGATTATCATCGTCTGTAGGTCTAGCTGGCATGTCTGTTCCGTTGCTCCTCTAACTCTTTAAGGAATTGCAGCAACATTTCAACAAACATATCACGCTCGAATGGTATTAAATTTTCAATATCTGCAACTGAGTATTTATGATGCTGAATCATTGCAAACATAGAGATATAATAATTCTCTAATGTATTGTGATTCAGCCCAATGTAAAAAAATCGGTTAGGCTTGTCAGTTCAATGACTCTATCCTTTCCATTGGAATTTGTATAATTTAGTCTATGATAGAGTTTAGGTACATTAGTCATAAACTTTTGAATTTCATTGAATACAGCAATGCCACAATCATCAAGGAATTTTTCTAGATCTTCCTTATTGTAATCAGTTGCTTGATATACATTATCTGAATCATAGATCTTATCAATACAACGAAGTACTAATTCATAGTAAGCATCATCTCCTGCACGGAAATATGTACGATCATCAAAGATTGATGCTGATGGATATCTCATTACAATACCCATATCATCACTAATTTTTATAATTGATTCTACATTCTCTGGGAATTTTACTTCTATACTTGATAGATCAATTACAAAATCATAAACCTTTTGATCATCATTATCTCTATATGAGACTTTTACTGTATTATCAACAGAAATAGATCTTAACTTTAGGAAAAGATATTCAAGATCAAATAGAGTCAATTTATCTACATCAAAATTATCAATAGCACAGTTATTGACAACTTGCTTTATGGCTCTGAGGATATCAGCACGATCCTCAGAGCTTTTTGCCATGAGTAGTATTTTTTCTTCTTTTACCAAGAATGGTCTAAATTTTGTTACAATCTTGGTAGATGGTACTGTAAATTCAAAGATCGGATGTTGTATTTTAGGTAGCATAATCTAAAATTCCTAATAATTTTCAGTTTTAAATGATTTATTATTTTAAACGTTATAAGATATGAATATTATTCATTTTGAACAGTACCCACCTGTGGTGGTGTTATAGTTCCCGCTTGTGGTGGCGTTACAGTAATAGCATTCTGTAAGTTTGCTTCTTGTAAGTTTAAACTATACCATTCTGTAAATGCAAATTCAACTTGAACTCTTGTTGCGTCATTATTTTCACTCCATCCAAGAGGAATGGGGCTTAATGATATAGGAAATACCTCGTGTATATGATAAACATTTGATATTTTATCTTCGTTATCACTATAATGTTTAATTATCATTTCTGCTATATAAGTATTTTTATATCTAGTTAAATATGTTGGGGCTTCAGAAAAAGATCTTACATTATGGAAATTTACTATTGAATCTATCCATTTTGTCATTAAATCTCTTATTGAACTATCATTTCTTTCAATAAAAGTTATTGAAATTGCATCTTCATAAAAAGCTCGGTTTGCAAATTTTTCTTTCACACCTATACCATAACGATTTATTTGTTGTGTTTCAATTGAAACACCCGGAACTATTACAGATTGAGCTCTAAACATAAGTTCTTCAAATAAATCATTCTTGTCTTTAAGTATTTCCGGATATACTATCTGAACATCAAATTTATTGTTTTTAAGAATACCAGTTTTATTTATTATACTTGAAAATTTTGATATATTAAAAGGCATTAGTCAACCATCTCCCTGCTATTCTTCCAGACTAGTTCTTTTGATTTCTTTTTAAATCTCTCAGTTGGAAGCATGAGAGCGGCATCCCAATAAACTGGTTCTATTTTTAGAAATGAAGAACCAACATGACTAAATAAGTATCTTTTTACACATGGTTTGAAGTATCTAAATTTACTATATTCGTTTAATAAATCATATGATACTTTTAATTGAGTAGTAGCATCATATCGTTTATTATTTACAGTTTGATAGAGTTTATCCATCAAAACTGCTCTTAGATATGGTGGTAGATAATGAAGATTTAGACCAAGAAAGCCATCATTTTTCATTCCAATGGGAATTACTAGAGGAAAGATATCATAGAATGGCAGTTTATCTTTTAATTTTGGATCATAGAAAAACATAAACATTGATCCAATAGACTTTTCATCTATTGATGTAACAGAATTTTTCTTGTCTCTCATCATCAAATTTGAATTGACACTAGACACTTCTTGTGCAGCATTACGAAACCAAGTTCTTGCATCACGTTGACGGATTGTTGTATCAACCCCTTCTAGTTTACCACGTTGTGCTAGTCTCTGAAAGATATATGATGTCATGCTTTTTTACCAAAGATTTCATCTTCTGTCATAATCATAAATTTCCATCCACGATCTGCACAGTATTCCTCTGCTGCTTTCCATTTAGCCTGATTAACCCCATATGTAAACACTTCGTTGATATATCTCTTTGTTATCTTTTTTTGTTTTTTTGGTTCTTGAGTCTGCGCTTTTGGTTTTACTTCTATCATTACAGTCTCAATTTTACCGTTTCTATTCTTTATATTTATTAAAAAATCTACAAAGTAACGGTGCATTCTACGATCAACCGGCGATCTATATGGAATTACTTTTTCCTCGGAAGACCACCAAATAACATCAGGGTGTAAATCAAAATAGGACATACAACGTAACTCCCATCCTGATCTGTAAATTATTTGTGTTGAATCGCCTTTATACTTATGTGGATTCTGTGGTTTGAAAATCCCTTGTTTATAAGCCATTTATCACTCATATAAATATAATAAAATTTATTTATAGGGATTTAAATATGCCGGCTGGACGATTTCCTAATATTGCAGCGCAGTTAGCTGGTGCCAGTGCCAGAAATCCAGGGGCAGCTGTTATGCTTGGTAGAGTAGCGGCTGCGGCTGGTGTTCTTGCAATTGCTGCTAATTATGAATCATCAAGATTATCTGAAGAATTTCAAGAACCACTACAATTTCCACTTGATCTAACTCAAGGTGAAGGTGGTAAATATTTTATGTCTTTAAGATTTGTTAAATATGTAAAAAGATCCATAGATGAACAAAAATTTATTGACGATCAGGGGAATATACTTTTACCAATACCTGATAATTTAAATGAAACTACAAGTTTAAATTATGCTAATGAATCATTAGGACCTTTATTAGGTTCAGCTGTTGAATCATCACAAACAAATGATTACCCTGGCACAGCACTTAGTAAACTTGTATTCGGCGCTTCAACTGCAGCAGCTCAAGCTGTAGCTCGAGCAGCAGGAGGTCAATCTTTAATTAATGCTGCCAGCGCTATATCTGGTGTAGCAGTTAATCCATTTTTTACATCTGTTTTTAAAAATCCTGAATTTAGATCACATACATTTACTTGGAAACTATATCCAAAAAATGAATCTGAATCTGAAGTATTAAAACGTATAACTGATTCAATTAAATATCATATATTACCAGCAATAACTAATACATCAGGCGTTTTATTTGAATATCCGGAAATGCTTCTTGTTAAATTACATCCAAATGATGAATACACATATAAATTTAAACCTTGTGTGGTTAAGTCATTTACAGCAAATTATGCACCAAGTGGTGCACCATCATTTTATTCAGGACCTAAAGCAGCACCAACTGCTGTTCAAATTTCAATGCAATTACAAGAAATTGAATATTTTACAAAATATGATTATCAAGCAGGAAAAAATATTCCTGTTCCTTTTGAACAACCATAATAGTATTCAAAAATGTCAGAAAAATATTTTGAAAAATTTAAATTAATACAGTATTCAAATACTGTTGCTATTGATATCACGCAACGTGTTAAAGTTTTAAGTAATGCTTACAATAATCCAAATCTATACTATCTTGATAATATCAGACCATATGAACGTGCAGATAATTTAGCATTCAATTATTATGATGATCAATACATGTCTT